CCTGGTTTGAGGTGGTATTTTGCAGATTGAAGCCGGACTCAAACAGAAAAGCATAGGTTTCCTGAATTATCTGCGTAAGAGTTACCTTATATGCCTCTGGACTAGTAGGTGATACCAGCTCTTTTAATCGTTTCTCTGGTTCAGAATCTGCATTCACTAACTTCAGAGACTTTAACGCAGACACCATGGCGGACTGTGCTGACCCAGACATTTTAGTCATTAGACTTTTATCTACATGACTCGGGATCATTTCGTGCTCCGCTAACCCACTGATAAAACTAGAAAAAGTTGAATATGGGACGTAGGGAGGCATTATATATTTCGGGGATTCAGATGCCATTACTTTCTCTCCATCAAGGACAATGAATACAGAGTACACTCGAGAGAAAGAACGGGCAACTAATAATTTATGTTTTTAGTGTCCGACACTAATAACAGAGAAGTATATTGCTGTGAGAGAAGGTTTTGGACTACGGGTTTTAAGCCATAACGTCATAGCGACGCATTCAAAAACGTCACGATGACGTATATCAACTTTTGCCCACCTGTTAAAAAACCCCGACTAGTAAGCTAGATCGGGTTTTTTTTACTGAAAAATTCAAATCAATATTTATCAGTTGGAAATAGTTCTGTTTGTTTTTTGTTGTACAACTGCTGCGGGCTAAGTGTAGCTGCGCGAAGCGGGGCGGGTAGGGCTTGGTTGCTGGTGGGCAACACGTAAGGGCTTAGGGGTAGGTCTACATTCGGGTTTGGCATTGCGCTGGGTGTAAGGGTTGCTAAATATTCTACCCCGAGCCGCCCCCGCCAGCCGCATTGCGCTATGTTTTGGCATTCTACTATGCCGTCCCTGTAAACATCGCTTAGCTCGCGGCTGTGGCGCACTCTCGCGGCTTGTTTGCAGTGCGGGCACGTTAAGCGCATTTTACCTGCCGCTTGCTGTTTTACCGGTGCGTGTTCGGGTGTTTGCATTTTCCCCCCTTGGTCAATTCTTACCTGTAGTTTGGTAAATAATACCAAACTACAGGTATATAAACAGCGCGGGGGTTACAGTGCGTCGGCTTCCACGGCGGTTGTTAGGCCGTTGTCTTCCAGGCGGTGGGTGGTGCGGTTAATTCGCCATTGCTGGGCGTTAATCTCGGCCTTAAACCCTTCGGCTTTTAGCGGTGCCTCTGGGCTAATACTGGGGTTGCCGGTGGCAAGGGTAACGCCAAAGGCGGCTTGGCCACGTCGCAAGCGTTGTAGTTCCGCTGTGGCCGCGTGTATGGCTTCTTCGCTGGTGGCCCAACTACCGTTAAGTACCGTGTTACGTTCTGTAGTGCCAACTTGTTCGGTTATGTACTTACCTTCGGCTTTGCTATGCCAGCGGGCTTGTACGCCGGTGAACACGTCGCGCTGGCTGTGTCGGTAGTTGTGCCGTGTTGTTTGCGTGCGGCGTACCGTTACGGTAGGTAGTGGCTTGCCGCTTTGGGTTACGGCTTCGCCTTTTTTCATAAAAACCAAGTTGCCATTTTTTACGCTGGCTATTGCGTCGTGCGGTTTTGCGAGCCGGTTTAAAAAGTGCAGGTCGCTTTCTTCTATTTGCTGCGGTGCGGGTAAGTTAATGCTTAACAAGCTGCGGCTAATAATAGGCGTTAGGCTGTGTTCGGCTGCTATTTCGCGCACAACACTGGCAAGGCTTACACGGTGCCAGCTACGGCTTTTTTTGCCAGGCAAATCTGCAACAACGTTGGCCCCTAGCGCAAACACGCTAAGCGTTGCGGGTTCGCCGTTATATTCAACTTCGGCCACCGTAAACTCACCTTTTTCTATTAGCGCTTCACCCACCCAACCCAGTGCCAGTTCTAAGCGTGAGCCGTGCTTGGGTAGGGGCAATTCGTCTTTTGGGTCGGCAAGCGTAAGGCTTAAAGTGTCGGCTTGTTCACCATCAAATTCGGTTAGGCTTAGGCTTACTAAATTGCCTAGCCGTTGGGTAATGTCTTGGCCGTTAATTTTTAAACTAAACGCGGGCGTTTTTGGGCTTGTCATTGTTAGAACCGCACGCGGTTAAGTGGTGCTGCCAGTATGCCGGTGGCAGCTTCCAGCGCGCCGTTTAACGCGGTGCCTAGTAGGCTTGGGTCTTTGTCGTCTACTCTCGCTAAGCTGCAGCTAAACCCTATTTTTTGCGGCGCACCATCGCGCATAAAGTGCGTAGAGGTTTCTTGCACATTGGTTACTACCCAAAACCCCAGCATTCGCCCTGTGCCCTCTATTAGCGGCCACGCTTTACCCTGGCTTGCCATGTTGCGCAGTAGGTCTAGCGTTACTCTGCCGGCTGTAATTTCTGGGTATAGTGTGCCCGCTATGGTTATGGTGTCTTCGCCTGGGCCTAGGTATTGGTAGCTTGGCCGCTGGCCCGCACGCGCTTGCTGCGGGTGGCGGTAGGCGGTTTGCCGTTGCAGCTCTTCGTAGGGTGCTGTTCGCAGGTCGAATACAAAAAAGCCTAGTGTCATTAGCATGGGTGTTGCCTTTTAATTAGTCGCGTAATCGGCCACGGTAGTTGCGGGCTTTTTCGCGGTCGCGCTGTTCTAGAATTTGTTGCACCTGCAGTGCTACTTGCTGCTCATTCATGCCAGGCGTTGGGTAAATGTTTATGGCTATAGTATCGCCTGCAGCGGGGGCGTGTGTTTGCTGTGCGCTAACCGGTGCGCTGTTGTCCCAGGGAATTGCTGCAGCAGGCACGCTTAATACAGAGGCTAGCGCAACGCCGCCAAGTTGCTTTTTACTTAGCTGCACAATGTTTTTACTGGTTGTGTTTATTTGCTTAAGCGTGGCGGGTTGTTGTTTTTGCAAACCCAGTGCATAGCCTTGTAGCGTGTTTTCGCCGTAGCCAACAAACACGCGGCTAGGGCTGCGAATTTGCAGCCAGCTTGTAAAGTCCGATTTTATACCCGCTGCTAAATCGGTTATTTTTTTGCGAACGCTGGGGAATGTTTTGTCTAAACCTAAAATCAAGCCGTCGCTTATAAATTTGCCAACGCCTGCCAGCGGGTTATTGTTTTTTAATATGTTGCCAAGCGTGCCTAGGTATTCGGCAAACGCTTTTCCGTTATCGGTGGCAACATCTAGTTGCTGCGTTGTAAATTGCTCTTGTTTACCAAAATCTTTAAAGAAGTCTAGAGCGGCGGATGCAATACTTTTTGCTTTTTCAATTGCATTAGCAAACAATTCGAACTTGTTGCTAAGTTTTGTAATTAGTGCCTCGGCAATATCGCCAAGCCAGTCAAACAAAACACCCAACGGTTTAAAATGTTTACCCATTTCGCGGGCGAACCCAGAGAAAAAAGCTTTGACAGGTTGCCAATATTTATAAATAGCAAAGCCCGCAAGGGCAATGCCTGTAATAAGCAGCCCAATAGGGTTGGCGAGTGCCATACGGCCCACAAACATAATAGCGGTGCCCACTAGTCGCAACGCTTTAGATGCGCGAAGCAAGCCGCCACCCATGCGGCCAAGCACGCTAAACACGCCTTTAAATCCAGAGATTAGCAGGGGTAGAAATCTAAAACCCAAGTAAGACATTGCTATACGCATAGCGATTAATGGCACTAAAAATCCAAACATTGCGGCGCTTAATGCACCCAACACAGCAACGGCGATTAAACCGCGAGCAGCAAACTTGCTCCAAAACTTTACCGCCTCGGGGTTTTGCTTTGCCCACTCGCCAAGCTGGCGAATACGGCCGGTAAGGCTTTGCACTAGTTCGCGCAGTAGTTGGTTGTTTTCACCAAACACTTGTATTTTAAAATCGGCCCACGCGCTTTGTGTGTTGAGTAAATCGCCGCTTAGGTTGTCGGTCATTACTTTTGCAACGCGCATAGCTTCGCCTTGCGAATCTCGCACGCGGGTAATGTATTCGCGCAGATTTCCGCTGCCAGCTTGGTTTAGCAGTTCTAACATGCTGGCGGCTGGCCGCTCGCCAAAAATATCTTTTAGTACGCCCAATCTTTCAACGTCGCCCATGCCGCGCGTAGCGTAGGCCATATCTTCTAAAATTTCGGTGGTGTTGCGCATATTGCCGTTGGTGTCGGCAACCGTAATACCTAAACCGTCTAGTGCAGATTTTGCCGCACCAGTGGGCGCACTTAATCGCAGCAGCATTGCACGCAATGCTGTACCACTTTCACTACCCTGTATGCCAACGTTGCCTAGCAAGCCCGCCATAGCGGCAGCGTCGGCAAGGTCTACACCAGCATTAGCCGCTACAGGCCCCACGTACTTCATGGTTTCGCCCAGCATGCTTAGCGTGGTGTTGCTGGTTGTAAATGTTTTGGTAAGCACATCGCCCACCATGTTCATTTTTCCGGCTTGTAATTTAAAGCCGCCCAAAATATTGCTGCTAATGTCGGCGCTTTGGTCTAGCTCTAAATCGCCTGCTTTCGCCATGTTTAAAACACCAGGCATTGCACGGGTAATTTGCTTGGGCTTAAACCCACCCATTGCCAAGTAAGCTTGTGCGCCGCCAACCTGGTTGGCGCTGTAGCTGGTTGTGGCGCCAAGCTCTCTAGCGTTATTGCGCAGTTCTTTTAGTTCTTCGCTATTAGCATTTAGTCGCGTTAGTGCTTGCACGCGACTCATTCCGGCATCAAATTGCGCGCCTTCGCTTAAAAAGCCTGCGGCACCTTGTGCGCCACGGCCTGCGGCGTAGGTGTAGGCCACGCCGGTAAGCGCGTTATTGCGGGCACGCCCTACGGCTGCGTGGCTTTGCGCCATTGTGCGGTTGTAACTTTTTTGGCGGTTGTTGGCGTGGGCTAGGGTGTCTTGCTGGCGCTTTATTGCGTGGGTTAGTGCCTCGGTTTCTTGTCTGAATTTACGCGCCTGGCTGCCGGTACGGTTGGTGCTAACGCCAGCGGCATCTAGCTTGCTTTTAAGTGTTGTTAGGCGGTCGTTTGTTTTGGCTTGTTGGTTTTGTATGCCGGTGTGCTGCCGCGCTAATTTGCCCAGCGCTTGGCGGTGTTTGGTTGTGGCGGCTTTAGCTTTGTTGTAGCTGGCGTTGGCTTGCTCTAGTGCGGCTTTTGCTTTGGCGTGCGCCTGCATTTGCGCGGTTGTTAGCGCGCCGTTACGGGCAAGGGTGCGGTTAAATGTGCTTAGCTCGGCGCGGGCGGTTTGCAGCGTGGCGCGGTGCGCTTCTTGGCTGTTTTGCGCGGCGTCTAGTTTTGTTTTTGCGTGGGTTTGGGCTTGGCTGTTTTTATTAAGCTGTTGTGTAACGGCGCGAATTTTGGCGCGGGCATTGCGCAAGCCTTCTAGATTTTTGGCGTTGGCATTGAGTTTTTTTAGGGCGTCGCTATTGGTTTTTAGCCCTTCTGCTGCTTGTTTTGCGTGTCGATGCAATTGATCAAGCTGTCCAGCAGCTTGCCTAGCATTCTGTAGCCGTAACTTAAGATCGAGTGATAGAGCCACTTAAGCCACCGCCCCAAGGGTTGCAGCTTGTGCAGAAGCCATGCGAGTGCGCAAAGCGGGATAAGCGCAAACGCAAACGCAATTGGCAATGTAGAGATAATGGTCAGTATTTGGTAGTCCATTTTCTGCCCCCGCATGTACAGTGTGTGTATACATCATAGCGCTGGTTACTCCTCGTTTCCACTTCTTACACGTGCTAGCTCTCGCCAATGCATTAGCTCACTTAAAGCAAGCGGGTTAAGTTGTTCTGGCCCCCAATGAAATATTACGGCAACGTCGGCCATTGCATCGTCTACGGTGCGGGTTACTGCTCGGCTGTTTGCGAGCTGGGCGCTAAAAAATTAGCCACGGCAGTGCCCAGCTTTACAAGGTCTGCAGGGTGCAGCGCTTTGCATTCTGGCTCTGTAATGCTGGGTATTGTTATGCGGGGCAGCAGGGTGTTTAAGCTGTTAACTTGCAAGTTCATTAAATCAAACAGGCTAAGGCCTCGCAGCTCGCCTGATGCTGGGGTTCTAACTTGTACGCTGGTAATTTCTTCGCCTTCACGCTTTATTGGTTGTTCAAATTGAATGGTGTTGTGCTCTTTTTTTACTTTGTTCATTGTGCATACCCGTTAAATTTAAGTTTTAAAAAAAAGCGCGCACGAAGCGCGCCAAGCTACCTTGGGGGTTCGTTATTAAAATAATTTAAATGCCAAGCGCGGCGCGTTTTTCGGCTAGACGGTCTTCGCCATTCACGATAAACACGTAACCTGGTACGTCAACTTCAATAATAGTTTTGCCGCCTACTACTAGCTTGTAATAGCTGCAGGTGGTGGTCACTTTAATGCTGTTACTATCACCTGCTTTTGCGGTTCCCATATCAATGGTTTTGTGTCGTCCGCGCGCTACAACTTCAACGCTTACCACGTCTTGGGTTTCGTCGCTTTCGTAAGCACCCACAAAACGCAACAGGTTGTTGTCGTGCTTTGTTGTGCCGTAGCCGTGAAAAATATTTTCAATAAGCCCGGCTGCAGTCCATTCGAATTCTATTTTTTCTTGGCCCATGTCAATTTCCAATGAGCCATCCATTCCACCGCCTCGATACTCTTCCATTTTTCGGGTGAGCTTAGGGATGGACAGTTCTTGTATTTGGCCTTGCCAGCTATTGCCGTCGCCAAATAAATTAAAGTCTTTCAGTTTTTTTGGGAGTGACATAAATTCACCTAAAAAATAATGTGTTAAATGCCGCTTTTGACGGCGCTATTTTACTGTTGCTTATGCAGCAACTTGCGCGGCAAAATCGATTAAGTAGGTATCGGTAATTCGCTGGGCAAACAGCAGGTTTTCGAGCGGTGGCACTGGCGTATAGTCGTAGTCAATGTACAGCTTGCCCGCTTTCAAAGTGTCTTTTGTGTTTGCGTCGGTGTTTAGCCAACATTCGGCTCCCACAATTAAACCCAGCGCTTTTAGTTCGCGAAGCTTGGCGTTTACCCCTTCTACAATATCTTTTGCCAGGGAAGGGTGCAGGGGTTTGTCTACTGCCCACATGTGGGCGTCGGCTATTGTGTCGGCAATTACTTGCGCGGTGCGGGTGCTGTTTTCAAATGCAAATAGCGGGTCACTGCTAGCCGTGCGGCTACCCCAAAAGCGAAAGCCTTGGCGGTTAATTAGCGTGGTTACATCGTCTTCGTTCAGGTAACCGGCATCTGTTGCTGGGTCTTGCAAGTCAAAGTGTACATCTTTGGAAATGCCGGTAACGCCATTCACGGCAACGTTACTAAGTGTTTTGTGCCAGCCAGCTGTGCTATCAATTTTTGCACGCAAGCCCAACGCGTAAGCCGCAGAGCTAACTTCAATAGTGGCTGCGGCATCGGTATTGAATGCTAGGAAGTTTGGCCACAGTAGCATTAGTTCACGCTGGCCAAACAAGTTGCGGTAGGCGGTGGCTTCTTCTTTTGTTTCGCAACCACTGCAAGTGGCGTAAGCCATAGCGCGTAACTTTTGCGCTACACCTACAAGGGCTGTTGTAACGGCTTGGGTGTCGTGTTCGGGTGCGCCTAAAATTCGGGGCTTCACACCAAAAGCTTGCTCTGCAGCTAGCAACGCTTGCACGCCGGTTTTGTTGCCGCTGGCATCTACGCCGCCAATAATATTGGCTTCTGTTGCTGCGTCGTCTGCACCTTCTTCTACACGCACAACAATAACGATTGGCGAGGCTTGTGCGTCTATAGCTGTTAGTGCGCGGTGTAGGCTGGAATCGGCATCGAGCGCGGCTAGTGCGGTTGTAATGTCGGTAATTAAAACCGGTTTATTTAAAGGGAATGTTTCGGCGCTAGCGGTAGGCGAGGTTCCCACTAAACCAATTATTGCAGTGGAAACTGTTTTTATTGTGCGCGTGCCTTCGTTTACTTCTACTACGCGTACACCGTGGTGATAAATGTCTGACATGGGAATGGCTCCGTTAAAAATTCACGTAGCCATACTGAACAATTAGAAGAAATAAATAAAAGGGTAGCGCCTGTACAAGACGTTTTTACAGGCGCGTTAATTGCGGGGGAATATTTCGTGGTTATGTTATATGAACAAATACGGTTGTTGCAAATGTTGCTTGCTGGCCTGCGGCGTCTACTATTTTTAGCTGCCAGTTTTCTTGGTACTCGGTGTTGTCTTCTCCGTATTGTTTATACCACGAAAACGTTTTGTAGTTAGCCCCTGTTGCGGGTGTGTTTAGTTCAAAACCACCACTGCCACCGGTTTTTGTTGCTGTTATTGTAAATGGCGCAAGGCCGCCCACGGCTGTAATTCTAAGGGTGCTGGTGGTTGCGCTAACGGGGTATGTTGAATTACCGGCTTTGTATACCGTTGGCGTTGGGTCGCCATCTAGCGAGTAGCTTAGTGGTTCTAGTGCTTGTGCGCCGTAAAAATCAAACAAGCTTATTGTGCCGCTAGTGGGCACGCCAGAATTTACGGGGCTATTGGGCACTATGCTGCCGCCTCGGTAGTAATCGCGCAAGCGGTTGCTAGTGCTGCCGAATTCAGCTTTTAAATCATTTATTGAAATTGTACCGCTGGTTTGTAATGTCATTATTTTTTAGCCTGCACCATTTTTGTTAGCTCTATTACCGCTGTTGTAAGGGCGTTTATTGCGGCGTCGGTTTGTTGTTTGTGCTGTTGTAGGGCTGCAACTAATATGGGGGTTATGCGTTCATATCGTAGCGTTAAATAATCTTCGCCGCTTTTGCTTTCGCCTTTTTCATTTCTATCAAAGGGCGCATGCCTAATGAGTTCAGGGTGTGTGCTTTGTACGCTTTGCGCGCTAAGCCCAACTTCTAGCTGGCTTTGTTTAAAGGCTCCATCGGTAATATCTTCTAGCTGTTGTGTTGCGGTGTAATAGAATGGCTCCCACTGCTGTATAGATTCCAAAGCGCTTTCAATTGGGCCAATAATATTTTTTAAGCGCACATCGGAATAGCCCGCCACTACATCGCCATCGGCTCTAAATTCTCCGCCATCGGTAAATTGAAATCGTTCTGTGCCAGCGTCGTTATAAAAAAGCAGTGAGCCATTCTCACTTGTGGTGCTGTAACCAATGCGGTAATCAAAACCATCTGTTTTTGTGTTTGAGCCAACAAAATCTAGGTAGCGCATACCCGCTAGCGAACCCGTGCTGGCTATGTTAGCAACGGTATTCCAGTTTGTGCCGCTTGCGCGCAGGCTTAGCCCACTTAGCTTTGGCGAGTCCACAACCGAAAAGGTTAAATCAAACGGGTCTGCATCGCTGCCTGGTGATGTGTCGGTAAAGTTAATGTCTAACCCAAAACCCTCTACAAATTTAAGCTCACTGCCGTGGCTTATGGTGACTTCTGAGCCGTCGCCATCTTCTACCACAAAGTTTCTAATAAATGCGGTGGAATCGTAACCGTCCAGTTTTTGGCTGTTTGCTGCGGTTGCGGTGCTGCCCAGTTTTGCATTTAACGCGGCTTGCGTTGCGCTGGATACGGGCTTGGCTGCGTCGCTGGTGTTGTCTACATTGCCTAGGCCAACTTCGGCTTTGGTGTGGCCGTGGGCGCTAGCGTTAAAGGTTGTTGGCTTGCCGGTTATTTCGCTCCACGCGTGGCCGTGGGCGCTAGGTGTGAATGTACTTGGCTTGCCGCTAATTTCGCCCCACGTATGGCCGTGGGCGATAGGGGGGAAGCTTGCGGGTGTGTCGGTTATTTCACTCCAGGCGTGGCCATGTATGGCGGGCGTAAAGCTGCTTGGTTTACCGGTTATTTCGCCCCATGCGTGGCTGTGGGCGCTGGGCGTAAAGGTTGTGGGCTTGT